CCAAAACGTCATTCTTCGTGTCATAAAGCCAAGAAAAGATTTTTTGTTTTGCTTTGACTCGATCAATTTTGCCGCCGTAAATGTTCTTTACGTTCCACTCATGCAAGTCAATGTCTGGTTGTGGCTTGCCCGATAGAGCCAATAAAACACGAAGCTCCGCTGAGTTATAATCAAGCTCAACAAACCTGTGATTGTTTGGTTTTATACAATCGCGCAAATCCTTGTCTAGATTAAGGATTGGAAAGCTGGTTTTGTCTAGCGTCAAACGACCAGTAACTGCGCCAAATAAGTTGTAGTTGATCTTGCTAGGATGGTTAGCTTTTAGAAACCTTTGAGCTTTTACATCCAATAGCCTGCTTTTTACAACCCCTAGATCAATCTTTAGGCTATTCTGTTGAATGTTGAAAATGAGTTCTGCTGCATCGCGCAGATGTTTATAGTTGGCAGGCTTTTCATAGGTGTCTAGCACATGTTTAGTTATTTTGTTTCTTAGCTCAAAATGCTGAAGAAGAAACTTCTCTGGAAGCAAGTCATAGAAGCAGTTTTCATTGAAATCAATTTTAGCATGAACCATGCTTCGCATAAATGCTTTTAGCTTGTCAAAACTTTGCTCTGCTTCGTCTTTTAGATGATCTGGACATACCTCAAGAAAACTCTTGCCTCCACAGAAAATCTTGGCTAGGTCTGTATTTTCATCGCACAGATGAGTATAGTCCCATGTTTGAGAAGGACGAGAAGGCAAAAGATCGACCTGAATCAAGCCATCCGCGTAAAAGCCATAGCAGTTTCTGTTGCGTTCGATTGTTTGAAAAAGCATGGCTACATGCTATCACTGTTGCCCTGTCTGGTCAAGTTGATTTCTTTTAAACTAGGGCTTCGGTAGGCTAAGGTGCCAATGTTATAGTTAATATAAGACAAAGCCTCAGTAACTCCTTTTTGTCTTACTTTGTTATATAAATAAAGTCCTCTGTAGTTGTCTCTGTGAAACTGTAGTTTTGTATTGTCAAAAGAATAAAATGTCTCAAAAACTCTTGTTTGATAATACAAGTCAAGAAAGAATAAATCTTCTTCTTTTGAGTCAGGTTTGAATTTAATTGGTTGAGCAAATACAAAAGTCTTTTTAACACCACATCTATCATTAACAACAAGTTTGTCTTGTTTTGGAAAAATTGTTATATAATTTGAATAGAAAATTTTTATAGTTTCTTTATATTCCTGAAAGGCAGCAAACTCAGCTCCAAGAAAGCTTTTAAAATAATATTTATCAAATATGTCTTGAAGCTGATACCCTTCCTCTAGATATGATTCTTGAACTTTACCAAAGTTAAAGATTTTTGGAGATATGAAATTCCTCAAGTTATTTGATTGTATGTTGGCGATAATTCTCCAAGGAACCTGAGCGTCAAAGCGTAAGCCTCTTTTGCCTAAAAGTGCAGAAACGAAATCATAATTTGGATCAGAAACAAACTCCTCTCTCTGCTCATCGTCACCAGCATCCCCATCGAATATGTCCAAAACTAAACCAGTTGTATGAGGAGGGTTAAATATGCTTTCAAAATATCCAACTCTTGTTAATGGAAACCTTGATATTTTTATGTAATTTAATAAGCTCTCGGCAAATTGCTCAAAGTTTAATATTTTGGCAGAATTGTTGTTGAGAAAAATAACCATATTTTGATAAAATGTATTTGTATTTTGTTCAAACAAAACAGGGTATTTTTTCCATCCTTCAAAAACTATCATTTTTTCTTTAAAGTATATCGACTCTGTATTTATTAGATTTTTTGATACGGCTCTTTCATATTCTTCTCTTGCGTCAACAAAGGCATCTGCCATAAAATTTATGCATGATACATTTTTTTTGTCGTCTTTCGTAGCAAAAAAGGTAAGAAAAGAATCGTTTAGGTGTACTGCGTTGCCAAGTGTATCTACTTTTCCAAATAACCTATTTTCATGTCCAGAATCAAACTGAATATCGGTCTTTGGAAACTCGCTTCTATAAGCAGATCTCCCTAAGTACATATCTTCTGGTTTTGAGGAATTTTTTGCGTTAGAAACTGCCATTATTATTCCCTTTATTATGGAGTATCTCTTCTGGGCTTCTTGCTGTTTTTATTTTTGTTTTGTTTTTCTGTGTTCGTGCTTTGAGTGTTTGTGTTTTTTGGCAAGGCTGTTATACCAAGAGCCTTTAATGTCTCTGTGTCAAGCTCAAGAAGATCTTTAACATAATCTTCTACTGTAAAAACAATATACTCTTGTGGAACTGCATAAGACCCACCATCTTTTGTTGTAGCTTTATTTCCCTTGTTGGCAAGCCACAAAGGATCGTCGTGGAATATTGCAGATACACTTGTATCATAAGAGCCATCTACACTTAAACTGTCGCTAACCTTTGTGATCACATAATATCCCGTAAGACCAAGCGATGTATCTACAGAACTTTTATCGTATTCTAAACCAAAAGGAGGAACAACTAAAAAACCAGCCTGATTAAAAAGGTTGTTTCCCACCATTTTAACACTAATGTTATACGCATATCTTGGAAGGCGAGTACTGCCGTTTGTCATTGACTGCATGATAAGAGATGTTGCCAAGAAGGGTTGCTCTATAGATGAAAAATCTACCTTTTTAATTAAGCCTGTATTAGCGCCTATTGAAACGTGGGGAGTGCCAATCAAACTATCTTGATCTTGGCTATATGAATTTCTATTTAAAACTCCTCTAGCAATATACTTTCTATGGTATGGGGAAAGGCTATCATTTATGGGGTTTAAAACTTGGGCATAATAAATTAAAGGCTCAGACTCTCTATCTCTTTCCGTAACAAAGAAACTTCTTAAAGAATCAAAATCTACTCTATCTCTGTAAAGTTTCTTAATCATTGCAGGATCTGTTGTTTTCTTTGTATAGTAAATTAAGTGACGAATTGAGCCTATAGAATTTGTTTTATAAAAACCAGTACTATTTTTTGCAATAGCCTCTGGTACAAGTTCTTCTACTATATCTTTCAAAACGTCTGAAAAAGAATATTCAAACCTTATTTTCTGTTCAAAATTTCTATACAACCATTTTAAAAAGGTATCTTTTTCAATAAGAATATCTCCAATATTAACAGAGTACTCTTTCCCAAAACTAGTAACAACTAAATTGCCAAAGCATGTAAAAGGGAAATCATATTGAGCGGCAGGATCTTTATTATCTGGTAATAACTCATACAATATTGATATTAAGGCTTTTAGCGGAAAGAAAAATAACATACCAAATTCTTTTGAATTACCTGAGCGGTCTACACTATCAAACAAATTTTTTAGAATTTGTTCAAACAAAACTTGTTCATTTAAGTTTAAGGTATTTTGTTTTAGAGAATCAATCTTTATATTTTTAAAATTATTTTTAGATTTAGATGTAACAAACTCTTTTAACAATACAAAGCCTGAGTCTTGCTGTAGTTTTAAATTTGTTTTAATTGTGTAATTGCTGTTGTTCGTTTTGGATGTTTCAAAGGAAACAACAAACATTTGTTTTCTTCTTATAATTTCTTGTAAAAATATTTGTTTCAAATATGGAGAAATTTTTGCTTTTATACTGCTAAGTTCTTTTGCTATTGACTCGTTTGTTTTTTTTAGCTCATCTTTTTGTTTATTAATTGTAGTAACTTGTTTTGAATTTCCACCAGTTTGTTGAAGTTCTGTTACATTTTCTTCATAACTTTGTATTTGTTTTTGATTTAAAAAATATTGTTTGTTTTTTGCATCATAAATCTTAAATACAGTCTTTGTTGAATCTTCTAGTCTGTCTAATTTTTGTAAAAAAGTTATATTTGGTACAGAAATATCTGCTCTCTGAAAAAGTTGAGCTTCGGACTCAGCCAAATAACTTGCGTCCACCAAAACCGTTCCGTCCTCTTGTATATTAATTTTATGCCCTTTATACACCAAAGCAATTCTTTTTCTTTCTGCTTTCAAAACATTTTGCAATACTTTTTTCTTTTCAGAAATTTTATTTGCTTGAGCAATATCGTTGTCGCCCAATTGAGAAATTGTTTTACCTTGCTTCTCTGCTGCCTTTTTTTCATCCTCTGAAGCCATGATTGTATCAAGCTGTCTTTGTTGAGGAAGAGCTGTTCCATAACCATATTCAAGTATAAGTCTTTGTTTTTTTCTAGGGAGGAAAGAAATTAATTTTGCGTAACAAAACTTTTCTTCCTCTGGTATAAATTGATTGGTTATAGCTTTTGTTAATTGAGATAGGCTGCTGAAAAAATAAGTTATATTAACATTAACGTTTAATGTTAAACCAAGACCGGGAAAGCTTTTTTCAACATTTATACTTTTTATACCAGCGCCCTGACCTCTTGACAAAGGGTTTGCTAAAATTGAAGCAACTTCTGTTGACAAATTACTTACGAATGGAACTTCGGCTTCTTTGTAATTTTGCTCGTTTGGTTGTTTAAACGCAAATTTTAAATTAATAAACGGCATCAAAACAGCTAAGTCGCTAGGTTTTGCATTTATCATATAATTATAATACTGTACTAAATCTCTTTCACTTTCTAACACTCTGTATGAAATAGCTGCATTTTTTTCTACTGCATCATAATACTTTGGATTCAAAAATATAGATTTATCTTTTGCACTTCTGGCTCTTACCCTGTGTATTTCGTCTTTTAGTTGATTTGTTATTCCGAAACTTCTAATTGTTTCTTCTGTCAGCACATCATCATATATCAAGTTTGCTAAATCACTTCTATCTTTTCCCACTCTATGAAGTCTGGATGTGATAAAATCAGTAATCCATCCTTGTGGATTCAAATTTGTATTTGGGAAAAAAGGTTCAATGGTAAAATTTGACATATTATAAGCCTATATCACTTAAAACAGAATTTAAGGGTAATGGAATTTCTATAGGATCTCCAATGGCAAAATGTTGTTCTGTTGGTTTCTTATTAAAAAAGGCAATCAGCCACCAGTATTCTGGATTGCCGTAATATTTTTCTGCAAGCTTATATAATCTTTGTCCAACTCCCCAAACTTCTATTTGTATATTATAAGAGTTAATTTGATCACTTGTTGGGAACTTTAAATTTAAAGTTGGGTACTGTTTTATGCTCGTAGAATTTGTTGTTCTGGTGTATAAATAAAGTTTTCTATAGCCTTCATCTACATTGTTTATTGGAACTATTCTATTGTATCTTGAAGTAGCCATTTTTTTATCCTAAAATTCTTGTTAGCCCACTCACTTGGGCTGGGCTTGAAACAAGAGCGCCTCTTAAATTGGAGGTGATAGCAGAACCTGCTTGTTGGGCAATTGAAATTTGCTCGGGTTTGATAACGCTGTATGCGTAATCAGAAGGTTGAGTAAAATCTTTACCATCAAAAACAAACTTCCCAGTTGAATCATTCCAGCCTACGATGCTTTCGTGAAGAACATCAAAGTTAAAATTTAAACTATAAGATTTTGCAAACACATAGCCCTGTTGTTCGTCTGATTCGTTGTCTTGTGGAACAACAAAAGTTCCATGTGTATTAAAATCATGAGCAATAGCCAATTCGCTAGTGTAGCCAAGCAAGCCAGAATTTCCATTCAAAGGGTTGACAATAAGATTAGCAAATTTAATTCTAACCAATGGTGGTGAGTTTATAATGGTTTGTCCCTTGTTCTCTATGAAACCGGGATACATATTTTTCATTAGTATATTGAATTTTTTTAATATTTCGTTAGCATCGAATTCGCTAAATGCCGGCATATCAAATTCAAGAGACATTCTTCTTGAGGTAAATTTATATGTTGGAATTGGATCTGTTCTACCAAAAACTCTAACTGAGTTATATTCTGGCTTTATGGTGTCTGATATCTTTCTAAGATAAGCTGGAAATATCAATGTATTGTCTTTATACGGTTTTGTAGGAAAACTGAAATATAAATTAGCAAAAGGATAACGAAGGCGAATTTCGTTTTCTAGTGGCATCGCATACGAAAGCTTTGGATCTTCTGTAACTTTAGTAGCCATTATTCCTCCCTGTTATTGCTCCACTAGTACTTGCTGAAATTTTAAAATATGCTTTGGCTGCGTCTGTGGCTTCAATAGTAATTTTAACAGGAACTTCTTTTGGCGCGGAGGCGCTTACTCCAGCTTTGATTCCCGCTTCTATTGCGTTTCTAAGGATAATTGAACTACTCTCTATCGCCCCTGCCATTCCACCCGGAGATTCGGGAGCCTTTGTCATCTCTGGTCTTGTCGGACGCGGAGTTTCTGTTAATACCTTTTTTTCTGGCGCAGACAAAGATTCCTTCAGTTCTTGCTTCATTCTATTGGTTTCTGCTTGGATATTTCTTACCGATTCTCTTAACTCCTGCGCTGCTTTCTTTTCATCAAGTTTTTTAACATATTCTCCAGCCTCCCTCAATTCATCTCTTAAAGCCTTTGAACTTCTAGCTTGTGTTACTTTTGTGGCAACCCTACCAAGGGTATTTCTTTGAATATTTCTAACATACTTTGCCTGTTCTGATGCCACATGTTCCAATCTTGATCCTATTCTTGCGTATTCGTTCAAAAATAGTTGTAGTCTGTCTTGTGTTTTTGTAAAACTTTGGGCAATTGCCTCTACGTTTGCTGGCGCAATTCCTCCCCCGTCTTTTGTCATTTCTCTTTCTTCTGGGGCTATTACCTTCTCCATATTGTTTACTAAATCTTGGTTCATCAAGATTGCTTGAATTGTTTTTCCTCCAAGCTGCGAAGTTTGTTCTAGTTGTCTAATAAAAGCTCTTCTGGAAATTTCATCCATAGCCATAATGTTTTGTCTAGAATCGGCAATTTGTTTTATAATGTATTTTATTCTATCATCGTAGCTCAACGTTGAAACAAGCATCGAGTCAAAAGAACCACCAACCGCAGAAAGAACATTATTTAGTTGAGTACCAAATTGAACACCGCTTTCAATACTATCAAATTTTTCAGCAGTATTCATTAGTCTATCTATGGAGGAGCCAAACCCTCTGGCTAGTTGTTGGAAAGCCATAAATTGAGTTCCGGCTTTTTCTGGGTCAAGAATGGTATAAAATTTATCTATATTTTGATTAAAATCTCCAAATACCTTTTTAAATTCTTGCCCAGTTTCTCTAGAGAATTGAACCAGTTTACCAGAAAATTTGTCGATTTCTTCTCCGCTTCTTCCAAAGCCAGTAGCCAAATAATTAATAACTTTTACTGTATCAGTTGTGGTGATTCCTAATTTTTCATTTACGGAGACTAATTTCGCAAAATTTTTAATAGAATCATCAGACTTGTTTATTACATAAGTTTCTAAGTTTTGACCTACAAGTTGAAAGTTGGCAGCCAATTTGCCGGTTGGTATTTCTAAATCTTGTATTTCTTTATTAAAATCAACTAAGTTTTTTACGAGATCTCTTCCTCTCTTCTCTTCAAATATACCAAAAGCTTGTTGGAAACTTACTCTTAATTCGCTGGCTTTATCTGTTGCCTCAGTAATTTTTTTTACAAAATCAGATACGCTTGAGCCAAATGCTGCTTTTAATGCATCCAAAGCAACAGTTGCTGTATAAAAATCCCCTGCTAATTCTTCCGGAGTTCGCTCTTTTATAACTGCCATTTATTTCTTCCTCAACAAAATAAATAGTTGAATAAAAAATTACTGACGTTTATTTTGAGCAGTAACATAATCTGATAGCTTTTGGTAGAACCAGTTTCTTAGGGATATTGGTATAATATAGATGTTTTGAAATGACCAATTTCCAACCTGCATCAGATCAAAAAACATTTGATATACTTTAGTCATGTAATCAGAATTGAGGCCAAAAAAAGTCTCCACTGATTGAGACAACACCCCCTTCATCTACATTTCCGCATTTTTTGCATTCAAAATGAAATGTTAAATCTACGTCAGGTTTTGCTTGTGAATATACTTTTCTAATATGTCTGGAATCTAAAATGGGCATTGATGCTATAAAATTTGAAATAAAGAAAATGTCATCATTGCCGTTAACTTTGACTATTAATTTTCTATACATAAGAATCAGTTGTTCTTCTGGAAGATTTGCTTTTGCTCTTCTATTTTGTTCGCCCTGTATTTCTTTCTCGTCTTGACCAGTTAAAAATCTTAAATGAAGAACAGCTTTGCTTTTTGGTAGAACAACTTTTAATAAACCATCTTCAAATACTAAATCCTCTGGTAGCTCCCTATTTTTTATTTCTTCAAAAATATAGTCAACTTTTTGAGGATTGGAACACTCCTTGCAAGTATAATAAAAAGAATATTCTGGACCATAAGCAGATATTCTTGCCTGAGTTAGTATTGCAGATCTATCTCCCGTCAATAAACTAGAAGGGGATATTCTTTTGTCTACTATTATACTTTCTAATAGTTTATCAAATACAACTCCCTTTTCAACAAAGGTTGGAGAGGTTAGAATATCCTCTTCTTTTGTTGTCATCATTTTTATTTCTACTGTCTCAACATTATGTAAAGGATGCTCCGGAGGGTAAAAAGCACCTTTTGATGGAAGCTCAACAAGTTCTGTTGGTGTTTGATATGTGTTTTGATTTTGTTGTTGTATACTAGAAGCCATAAGCTGACGCATGAGTTCTTCGGGCATTTGTGGTGCCGAAAATCTCTCACTATTGTTCCTATTCATAAATACCTCTTATGTGTTGTTTATCCAAAAAGTCCTCTACGGACAAAACCAGATGCTTCATCTCCAATAAATGACGTAATTCTGTTGGAGCCTACGTTGTATTCTGCCCAGTCATATACTACCTCAACTCCTATGTTTGTTAAAGTATCTTCTGAATATTTTAGTGCAGATGGAGTGATTTTAGAAATCATAGGGTTCCACAATTTCCAGCTATCTATTTCTTCGCCGTCTGGATTTATTGTTCTTATTATTATTGAACCGAAATTGTCGGTTAGGTTTTTCTTGGAGAGATTCTTAAAATTAGTTTGATTTAGAGAATTAGGATATTCATAGGCAGATGTTTTAAATTTCTGTAATAGATTGCTTAAAACTGTTCCTAGCATTCTCTCGTCATAACTCTCTATGACGTTAAAACTAACAGCTTCCCATTTTAATTTATGTGGGAATTTTGTTTGATATCCAAGATAATCATATTCTTTGTAGTCTATGGAAAGAGCGGGTCTTTTAACGTCTTGAATAAAAGCCACATCAAGAGCTGATACTTGTAAAATAAAACGAAAAGACTGTTGAGCTTTCTTAAAGGCATATTCGGGGCGCAAAGGCGTATTTAAAGAATTGCCAATAAAAGAAGCTAAAGTTTTTTCGTTTATAAAAGACATACTTTATCCACCACAATATTAACCGGGTGCGGTATTAAATGGAGTAGGTAATATTGACTGATAATCCACCCAGTCGCAAGAAACAGAAACGGCAACTTTAATTAAGCCCTCTGTATCGTATTTATAGGCACCAAAATCCGCCTGTTTTACAAAGGCGTTTTTTAGTGTCCACTTTTCAATTTCCTGACCGTCAGAAGTCAATGATACAATGGTCATACCATCCAAGATGTTTAATTCGGCATTAGCTGGACCAGCCTTTTTAATGGTCTTTAGATACCAGTTTGGATCACTAACAGAGTCATAATTAAAGCTGCTTGGAAAGACATACCCTGCATTTTTTATATGCTGTATAAGACGGCTTGCGGCATTTAAATCGATTGGATCGGTCAAAGTAAATTTAGAGTCGCCCCACTTTAACTTTCCGGGGAATTTAAACTGATGAGACAAGAAGTTATGCACTGTTGAATCGCTTATTGTCGCATTTGGAATTGTTACATCTGTAATGTAATATGCGTCAATATTAGATAATCTAAGCAAGAACTTATGATCTCTTTTTGCCTCATAACCAATTTGCCAAGGTCTTAACGGATTTGCCATAGAAACTATCTCCTTGTTTTATTATAAGTAGTTTTAGTCCTCAAAAGAAGCACCAGTATTTGTGATGATAAAGTCTAGGGCGATAAATTCAATTGCTCTAGCTGGCTTTAAGTATACCTTGGCATACAGTATATTTTGGTCAATTAGATCTGGTGTTGTTGTTGAGCTATCTAGGATAAACTTATAATCAACCAAACCAAATCTAGCTTTAACATCTGCCAAGAAGGGTTCTGCTTGAGCTATGAATCTATTCCAAGTATCTTGGACATTTTGTTCGAATAGAATTCCAGAAGCAATTCTTGAGATACCACTCTTTAAGTAAATTAATAGTCTGCGGACGTTAATTCTGTCTAGGGCGGATTTTTGAACCTGTAGAGTCTTTTGACCAAAGATTACTACGCCTTCATTTGGGAATGAAGCTATTGGGTTAATATTCACAGCATAAAGGTTATCTCTATCGCTTTGGAATAGCTTGAGGGCAGTATTGACAACTGGTAAGCCAGCAACTCCGCTTGATAGACCACCACGATTAAAACCAGCAGGGGCAAACCAAGGAGCTTGAACTGCATCGGTGTAAGCCATTGCGCCTAGAGCAACTACAGATGGGGGAACCCAAACTGTTGTATTGTTAACGTTATCGCGCACTTGAACCCAAGGATAATAGGCGCAAGCATAGTTGCTGTTATAGGCTCGGTCAGACCACTCTGTAACTAGGGTATTTACGTTGCCCAAATATGGGTTTGTTGGAGAGCCTATTGCAGGTACATCTGCGCCACCAGCGACGGCTGTAGAGGATTCATACTCTGCGGGTGGGTTATAACCATATGGAGTATCCAAGACAGCCAGAGCATCTGCTCTTAGTTCTGTGTTAGAAATTAGTCTGTTGTGCAAAGAGTAGTTGTTTAGCCCCGGAATAGAAATAATATTATATTGTGCTACTTCGGGATTCTTAACAGTATCTATCGCTCTTTGGTAAGAGAAGTAAGAGTAGTTTGTTTGTCCTGTTGCAGTAGAACCAATCAAGCCATCTCTTAGAGGGTCTGATTCCATAATATCAAAGCCATCTGTTCCATTATAGAAATAAGAACAGAACTTGTTGGCTCCTAATACCAAAGGAGCTTTATATGTTTGCAAAACGTTATTCTTTTGTGGGAATGTATCTGGCAATGAAGAAGTGGCTGTTAATGAAAGTCCAGCCGCTCTTGCGCCCTGTTCATATAACAAAACGGTATTTACATCTCCATTGGTGCCTACAGAACCACTATATCTTACATTGTCAAGAGTAATTATTGATGAATAAATAGTGTTAGTATCATCTGCATCATAGCTTGTACCAGCTACAGAGTTTAGTCTTAGTGTGTCTACTACAGAAAAACGAACAACGCCAGCATCAGAAACTGGTTGAGCGCCAAAATATGCTAGTTTAGGAGAACTTAAGCCTTGCGTGGTCGTTCTAAATATTGGAATGGGAAAATCAATTTGGCAATTAATTGCGCCAGTTACGCTGCCAATGCCGGCTGAAGCGGATGCATAAGCGTTCTCATTTCCTGAAAAATATTTGTTATTTGTAAACGAGCCAGTATTACCTACAGAGGCGACATTTGTGATTGCTGCACTTCTATAAACCACAGGGAAGGTTGTACCGAATGGCACATGTGCGTCTGTTCCACCTTTAAATTTGGGAGCCATTTCTACACGAACATAACTTGAGCGATTTGGAAATTCTCCTTGTTCAATTATTCTTTGATTAGATTCATCATATTCTGTGTATCTATCGCCAATTACTTTGGCTATAAACGAATCAGAATTCCCGTTTAGAGTACAACCTGTAAACGATTCTACAACCTTTTTGCTTGTATCTTGATCAAATAATTGTCTTATTTCAACATCAAAGGTTGCATAAGGATCAACATCAATATTCGCTGGTGGTGAAATATTTGTTATTGCGATCTTCAAATTATTTTGTGTCCACTCGCCAGAATTTAAGCCAACGAATCTAAATAGTTTTTCTACTCTTCCGCTTGTAAAAAATGAACTTGTTACTGTACCATCAGAGCCAGTAACAAAGAAAGAACCAGTATCTTGTACTGTATCATGGCTAATAATCCAACCAGATTTGGCTGGCTGATAAGCATATTTGCGATTCGCAAAATTGTTTGTCCCATCTGTTAGTGGTAAGATAGTGCCAAAATAATTTGTTGTTGAGGACCAACCAGATGGCTTTGTATTGTTAGTAAATGTATCCTCAAATGTTTCTCCTAGGAAATAATTTTGACCACCGTAGCTTGCTGCCTTCTTTAATAAAGTTGGGTTTGTATTAAACATCTTTCTTATGAAGTTTGGTTTGGTTTTATCTAAACTAAACTTATATGGACCTACAGCGTTGGCTGGCACAGAACCTGAAAGTTTAACTGTAAACGTTCCATCTGTTGTGCCCACAAAGACAGAAGTATTACCAGCCACACTGGCTCCAACGCTCGGAGTTGAGCCAACAAGAACAGGAACTGTTGTACTAGAATCTCCCATATACCAAACAGCAGCCAATGAGCCAGTAACAGGGCTTGTTGTCAAATTGGAGGAGGAGGGGAAAACGAATAAACCATACGCTCCCTTTTGTGTTGTTCTTGTCGGAGCAGGAAAGAAATACCCAGCCTTTGCCGTATCAGACCATGTATTAGTTCCAGTGCTTGTATCAGACTGATCGCCAAGCACTCTAATATATGTTAAAGCCTGACCATTTCTTAGCCAAGCTTGAGCAGCATAAGTGCCGTACATTGTAGATGTTTTATTGCCATCTCTCCACACATCACCACTGATACCTCCGGGAATTGGATTGCCGAAAATGTTCGCAAACTCTGAAAAAGAGTATACAGTAACAGGAGTAAATGCTGGTCCTCTTTCTGCTCTACCAATGATAACAGGACCAATAGGAGCAGGAGTATTTGGTATCCTTGAACGATCAATCTCTTGAGTTACGATACCGGGTGAAATGAAGCGGTAATTTTTTGCTGACAATGCCATATTACTAGTTCTCCCTTTTATAGAAGCTTATTGCTTTCATAAATAGTTTATAAATAACTGAAATGCTATCTTAATCTTCGAAAGTTTTTCCAGTGAACTCATTTATATCTCCGACAATAACTCTTTCTCTCGGGAATCTAATTGCCACTGCATTTTCTCGATAAACAACGCTAGGCGTTTCTTGATTTTCACCAGTAGATGTTGTATATCCCA